CCCTAATTGCAAGTCAAGTGATTTATCATCACCACTCGACAAGCAAGCAGTAATGTAAATCGTTCCTCTGGCTTTTCCGCAAGGAAAAGACTTTATACAGTCTTTTTCAAGACTGCACCCACCTCTTTCGGAGCTTTATAGAAAATCTCCGAACGGACGACCTCAAGTGTTCATCATCATCTTCGGCAAGCCGAGGATTATGATAGAACTTCAAGAGAGCTGGATATCCGTCAAGTTCATCCTTCTGGCGTAAGCTAGTTGGTACATAAGTTCGACATTCGAACCTATGTAGAGTATTGGACCATCTCTGGCCAGTACTCAGATCCTGACGTGTATGCCAACCGAGGCCCGAACTGTTCTGTGGTACAAGTGGGAGAGTATGAACTTTCTCACATATACTACGTAGGCAGTTCGACGTCTCATAGTAGCAACGTAACCACATTTGGTTAGATGTTGAAACTAGAGACGCGAAAGCTTCGGGGTTCGTTGAGGTTAGATCTGGATCGTAGCGAAGATATACAGGGGTAACATCGTTACCCTTGTAAGCATCAACGCCACAACTTTCTCGGAAGAATCCTTCTTTGAAAGTTTTCCCTTGGTTGATCTTTAAACCAAAGGAACTGATCCAGTCAGCCACGACCTGATAATGTTCGGTTCTGATGATGATATCATCACCAAAAACACGAACATACCTAGCCGCGTCACAAACATGACCGATCGTTAACCTTTCGGTTGACGAAGTAATCGCAGTCAATGCTAGACAAGCAAAGACTACAGATTGAATCGGAAATGTCGTGGCGTTACCCATACCGGCGTACTTCTTAAGTGTTATGGTATCACTACCAACTTTAACACTTGGTGTACGGCTTGCTAGAAGCGCTTCAAGGAAGCGCGGTCTGTCAGCAAACGCTGCCATTACAGTTTGTAATGACAAACGGTCGCTAGCAGACGACAAGTCAATCGTACACCAGTCGCCAGAGAGGGAGCCCTCAAGTGCCAATACTTGATTCGGCGTTTGAGAGTCGAGTGTTAAGCATTGTTTCAGAATTTTGCACTTACAGATCTCTCTGCGTAGTGCATTATTCAAACCTTGTTGAACAAACTGGTTCAGACAGGGTTCCACCGTAATGGTGCGAAGAGCAGTACAGCTCTTCGGAACTGTCACAAGCTTAGCACAAGGGCCAGGTGAGTCGTCATGGAGAGATTCCACTTCATAGTATCGGTC